GTGAGAACTCTGCTCCCACCGAGTCCCAGCAGGCCATCGACCAAGTGAACATGAGCCCCAAGACCGTGGGTGCTTTTGTTGACTACTCCCGTCGTCTTCTGCTTCAGAGCAGCATTGACGTTGAGGGCATGGTCCGCAATGACCTGGCTCGCGTGATTGCACTGGAAATCGACCGCGCTGCTATCTACGGCACCGGTTCTTCCAACCAGCCTCTTGGCCTGACCAACGTGAGCGGCATTGGCGCTGAGACCCTGACCGGAACCGGCACCTTCGCTGAGCTTATCGCGATGGAAACCGACGTTGCTGCAGCTAACGCTGATGCTGGCGCTCTGCGTTACATCGTGAACGCAACCACCCGTGGCGGCCTGAAGGGCACCAAGAAGGATGCTGGTAGCGGCGAATTCGTGTTCGCTGATGGTGAGATCAACGGCTATCCCGCGATCGTCTCCAACCAGCTCGCCAACAACGATGCACTCTTCGGTGACTTCTCCATGTTCATCATGGGCATGTGGTCCGGCCTGGATCTGACTGTGGATCCTTACGCTGGCGCTACTGCTGGTACTGTTCGCGTGATTGCACTGCAGGATGTGGACTTCGCTGTTAAGCAGCCTGGTGCCTTCTGCTTCGCCACCTGATTCTCATGAGAGTTGAGATCACACGCAATGTGATGATCAACGGGGAGCCTGTGAAAGCAGGCTCCTTTGTTGAAGTCGAGGTAGGCATTGCAAATTTGCTGATTGGCAGCGACAAGGCGAAGGTTGCTCCTAAAGAGGAGCCGAAGCCGAAGCCGAAACTGGAGATCCAGCAGAAGCCTGTCAAGTCGGAACTTAAGCCTGCTGCTCGACGCGGGCGACCGAAAAACAATTCTGGTGAAGACTGATGGCAATTCTTTCTGTGGGGCTTGAAAAGCTTTCCCACTTTGCTCTGGCTCCTACTGCACAGCGCACTGCAAACTTGGACGGCACCGCTGTTGACCTTGTTGACTACGAGGGTGACATCGTTGTGATTCTTGACGTTGAGAACGGTGGAACCTCCACCCTTGACGTGAAGATTCAGTCTGCAGACACCTCCGGTGGTACGTACTCTGATGTTTCTGGTGCTGCCTTCACTCAGGTGAGCACCAGCGCTAGTAAGCAGACCTTGGTTTTTGCCAAGGGTGACGCTAAGCGCTACGTCAAAGCTGTTTCGACCACTTCTACTTCAACTCACACCTATAGCGTCAACGCTTTTGGTGCTTTGAAGTACGCCTGATAACGATACGCGCCCGGTCATCCGGGCGCTTTTTCTGATGGCATTCACTGAAGATTTAAGCGTATTCCTGAGCACTGCTGATTTTGCAGTCGAAGTGACTGCTGGTTCCGTGTCTGGCTTAGGCATACTGGATATGCCGTCAGAGATTATCGCTGATGGCGTAGTGCTGACGACTGATTACAAACTGACTTGCGAAGCATCAAAATTTGGCGATTTAGATTACGGTGCTGGAGTCAATGTTGATGGTCGCGCCTATACGGTTCGGAATGTTGCCTTGTTGGACGATGGATCTTTTTGCGAGGTAATGCTTCAAAGGACTACCACTCCGGATTTTGCAACAAGTGCTTATGCAGTGCTTGATGGCGATGGAGTGGGGACCGAGAGCACAGTGGTAATGGATGGTGGAGCACCTGATACAACTTATATTGAAGGCAATCTTCTTGACGCTGACGGAGCATGACGACCTACACCAGATTTAAGCTCCGCAATGGCACTCAGGCTGAATGGACTTCTGCGAATCCTGTCCTGCTTCAAGGTGAGATTGGAGTTGAGACGGATACGCGCAGGTACAAGATAGGTGATGGTGCAACGGCATGGTCCAGTCTTAGCTATTACATTGAAGGCGTTTTGGCTCGTGGCCAGGCCAGTAAAACAACCAGTGGAAACATCACCATTGGTGCTGCTGGCACGTACCAAAGCACTGGCCTAACTGCGACTTTTGATAGCAGCACTGACTATCAGACCGTGCTGGGCACGTCTGACACCTTTGCAATCAAGAACGACAGCGGCGCAACAAAGCTGTTCCAGGTGCAGGCCAGCATGGATGCTTACGCCGGTAACAACCACACGCTTGGAATCAAGCTGGCAAAAAATGGCGTCGGCATTGACCAGTCTGAATGTCGCGCATTTTCAGGATCAACTGGGCAGATTGCCAAGCTGTTTTGCTTTTGGATGGTTGAGCTGGCTGATGGCGATGAAGTGGCATTATTTGTAGCCAACGTCAGCGACACTACCACGATTCAATTTCAGCGCGGTCGAATCAGTGCCATCGAGGTGAAAGCGTAATGACAACTAAGCGCGAACAAATCCTGGCCCAGATTGCATCAACGCTAGCTAGTACAGCTGGTGTTGGCGGGAGGGTGTATCGGTCGCGTGTTACTGCGGCTGCCAGGGCAGAAAGCCCAATGATCGTGATCGAGCCTGTCAACGACACATCGCAGCAACTTACGTCACTACCAAAGCTTGACTGGACCATGCGTGTTCGAGTTGTAGTGATTGTTCGATCCGTGAATACTTACACAGATGCTGACCCGATCATCGAGTCAATGCATTCAAAGATTATGTCCGACTTAACCCTGGGCGGCTATGCGATCGACGTGCAACCTGTTCTGACGACATTTGAATTCTTGGATGCAGATCAACCTGCTGGTGTTTTTTCCAATGAGTACGATGTCAAATATCGCACCACAGTTGCTGACCTGACTACTGATTAGGATTAAGCAAATGCAGGTTCTACCATGAATGACGAGTACAGCGGTCAAGGTGGGTCGTATCTTCTCGATCCAGAAACCGGAAAACGCACTCTGATCAAGCGCACACTTCCCGCCGAACCCCAACAAGACAATGGCACTTCTTCTTCGGAAACGACTGATTCTGGTAGAGACGGAATCGACTTACGGGACCGACCCGACTCCAGACGGAGCGGACGCGGTTTTGGTGAGGGATTTGAATATCACTCCTCAGCAGAGTGATACTGTCTCTCGCGATCTGATTCGCCCTTATTTGGGTGCGTCTGAAATTCTTCTCGCGAACACTCGCGTTGAATGTACTTTCAGCGTTGAGCTTGCTGGCTCAGGCACTGCTGGCACTGCGCCCCAATATGGCAAGGCTCTTCAGGCTTGCGGACTGAGCGAAACGGTTGTTGCGGCTACTAGCGTTACTTACGCGCCTGTTAGCAGCAACTTTGACAGTGTCACCATTCATTACAACATTGATGGTGTTCGCCATAAGGTGACTGGCGCTCGCGGAACTTTCACTCTCAATGCAAATGTGGGTGAGATTCCAACGATTGATTTCACCTTCACTGGCATCTATAACGCTCCTGACGATTCAGCGCTGCCTACCGCAACTTATGCGAACCAGGCAACACCGTTGATCTTCAAGAATGGCAACACCGACACTTTCTCGCTGCTGTCCTATTCCGGCTGCCTTCAGTCTGTGAGCATGGATCTGGGCAACTCGATCGTGTATCGCGAGCTTATTGGTTGCGACAAGGAAGTGCTTATCACCGATCGCAGCGCTAATGGCACTGTTGTGGTCGAGGCTCCTACTATTGCGCAGAAGGATTACTTTGCTGCTGCGCTGACTGATGGAACGCTGGGCAACCTGACCTTCCAGCACGGCACCGCCGCTGGCAACATTGTTGATTTCAGCTCGACTCGGGTTGACATTGGCGACGTGTCTTACAGCGATCAGGATGGTATTGCGATGCTGAACATGCCTTATACGGCAATTCCGTCAACTGCAGGCAACGATGAGTTCAGCCTGATCTATACTTGATCCAAGGCGAGTGGGGAGCGAAGGGTCGCATTGCGGCCCTTTTTTTATTGCTGTATAGTTTGCTGGAGTCTATTTTGCCTCATGGCTTTTATTCGCAAAAAGGTTAAGACCTTCAAGTGGCCTGTAACTGTTGAAGAGCCTACTGATGGCGGTGTATTTGAGGAGTCTAAGTTTGACGCAATTTTCAAGCGTGTGCCTCGTTCTGAGTTCCAGAAGCTTGCGGACAAAGGTGACCTTGAACTATTAAAAGCTGTGCTGACTGACTGGGAAGGCATTGAGGATGAGGATGGCAAAGCTGTGCCGTTTTCGCAGGTAACCATGAAAGAGTTTGCTGATGATCCTTACTGGATTCGCGGTGTACTGAAGGCTTACACAGAGACCTTCGAGGGTGCCCGTTTGGGAAACTGAAGTCTGCCGTTGAGTACTGGGCGAAAGGCGGCAAGAAGATAGAGGACAAAAGCGCTGATGACGCTGCTGCATTCGGATTAAAGCCGCAGCGTCAGGCCACTCCAGAGGAGGAGCATTGTGAGGTATGGGAGGAAAACTGGGAATCATTGATGATGTTCCTGCGTATGCAAACGCAATGGAACGTCACAATGGGAGGTTATGTCGGTTTGAAGTACGAAGTGCTGCTTGGTGCCGGTGGCCTGATGTCCCTTTATGATGTAGATAATCCACGCGGCTTGCTAGAGGACATCCAGGTGATGGAAGCAACCGCGCTCGCAGAACTGAACAAAAAAGATGGCTAAAACTGTTCAGCCTATTGCTATCGAGC